AGGCAAGTTTGCAGGAAATGATGAAAGACCCAAGATATTGGGAGCCTAGAAATAGAGATCCAAACTTTATAAAGCAGGTAGATGATGGATTTAAATTACTCTACAGAGGTTAAGATTATAAAAAGGGGGAGTTATTATTTGACTCCTCTTAGATCTTTTCACATTGATGAGCTTGAAAGAGTTCTTTCAAAAGAAAACCGCAGAGAAATAAAATTACTTGGATACTGCGATGTAAGGACTGCACTAGAAGTAATGAGCAAAACATCTGAGGCTTATGTTTGTCGTAAAGATGGGGGTGAGCTTTTGTTTGTTGGCGGTCTTTGGTTTTGTGAGGATCAAGATTGGCCTCAAATGTTTGCTATGTTTTCTAATAAAATAAGGGAAAACTTTACTATGCTAGCGCGTGGATCAAAAATGCTAGTAGAGTTTTTTGATCAAAGCCAATCGCATATGTCTATGACAATTCTTGCTGATTATGAGGGCATGGTAAGCTGGGCAACGTGGCTAGGCTTTGATCCTGTTGGTGTGTCTACGCAGAACGGAAATAAGTATGTTGAATTTGTTCGTTGCAATTTAGATCAAAATTGTGTTTATGATGAACCACGACAGCCCGTAATACATTGAGAGGCCCGTAAGGATACCCTCGCTGAGATAGAAAAGCGGATACCTGTGATTAACTGAAACTTCTAATAGGACTGTAAAAATGGCTAATACTATAGATGTAGCTTTTATCAAGCAGTTTGAAACTGAAGTACATATGGCGTATCAGCGTATGGGTTCCAAGTTACGGAACACTGTGCGTACGACAAATGTCACAGGTTCAACTGCTCGTTTTCAAGTAATTGGAAAAGGCACTGCAAGTACTAAATCTCGCAACGGTAATGTAACTCCAATGGAGTTAGCGCATACCAATGTTGAAGTAACAATGGCTGACTTCTATGCTTCAGAGTATATGGACAAGCTTGATGAGTTAAAGATTAACATTAACGAGCGTCAAGCTGTAGCTCAATCTGCTGCTGCTGCACTCGGTCGTAAGACTGATGAAATCTTGGTTACAGCAATGGATGCTGGTGCTAACAGCACTCAGATTGGTGCAACTGGCAGCGCAGTAAGCAAAGCTGACTTGCTGTCATTGTTTGAAACTCTTGGGAATGCTGACGTTCCAGAAGATGGACAACGCTATTTAGCTATGTCTCCTTCTGGTTTTGCTGACTTGTTTAACATTAATGAGTTTGCTTCTTCTGATTACGTTGGCCCTCAGAACTTGCCGTTTGCTGGCGGTATGACAATGAAAGAGTTCTTGGGATTCAAGATCTTTTCAACGTCTGCTGTAGCTGGTGGTAAAAACTTTTCGTACCATACATCTTCAGTAGGGCTTGGCGTAAATGCTGATGTTCAAACTGAGGTAAACTATATTGCGGAAAAAGTCTCACACCTTGCCACATCAATGATGTCTATGGGTGCTGTCGTTATTGATAGCGATGGTATCTATGAAGTCCTTGATAATAACTAAAAGGATTAATCATGGCTTATAATTCAGCAAACCTTACTCGTCTTGGTGGTGCATCTAATGGTGATCTTTGGCTTTATAGCTCTGCCGATGCTATTGGAACTGTAAACACAAGCGGTTATTTTAACGATGCAGCAAACATGCTTTCTGTTCGTGATGTAATCATTGTTTGTGATACAAACACACCAACAACAAACTTTGTTAATGTTCTATCGAACACTGGCACTGTAGTCGATGTTTCAGATGGCACTGCCATTGCTGAAACTGATGGCGATTAATAAAGGAGTGGGGGCTTCGGCCCCCAAACCAACATGCCAAGAGTAGCTGATTCATCATTAGAAGTTGCAAGTAACGCATTATATCTTATTGGTGCTGACGGGATTACCGACTTTGCAGCTAGTACATCTGAAGCAAAAGTAGCTAATGCTTTATATGAAGATATAATACAGACTTCATTTGCTTCTTTTCGTTGGCGCTTTGCTACAACTCAAATAAATCTTACACGTTTAGCAACCGCTCCTAAGGGTAGGTTCTCAGCGTCTTATCATATTCCAGCATCTTGCGTTACAGTAATAAGCGCAACTATTAACGATGCATTAATTAAGTACGATATCTATGGTAATAAAATATTCTGTGACGCGGATACAAACGATACCGTTGTCTTAGATTATGTTGAGAGAGCGCCTGAGTCTAGCTGGCCTTCTTACTTTACTACAGCAATTGAGTTTACTCTTGCTGGTTCCTTTGCAATCTCTTTAGCTAGAGATGCACAGCTTGCTCAGTTAATGGAGCAGAAAGCTGCGGCATTGTTTATGAAGGCTAGGAACATTGATTCTCAGCAACAAACAACGCGCAAGCTAACAACATCGAGGTTTATTGCTGAAAGGCGCAGTTAATGCAGAAAGTAAGAGTTCCAATTAACAGCTTTCAGTATGGAGAAATCAGTGACTCATTAATAATGAGAACGGATTCACCTGTTTATGGACAGTCGGCTCAACGATTAGAAAACTTAATTGTTATGAGCGAGGGGTCTGTAAAGAAGAGAACAGGCTTAAAACATATATATGATTATGGATTAACATATAAGGCTTCTGATGGGACTGGCACTGCCGATGATGATGGAATTGTTACTCAGTTTACAAATAGTGGTCAAACAAACTTTGCGCTAAATGGAACATTTGTTTCTAGTGGTGTTGCTTCTTTTAATAACGCTGGAAGATTTGTTACTTTTTATAATGACAATAACGCATCTGCTGGAAATCCCATTCCATCAGCATTAAATCTAACGCTTACCATTACTGGCACGGATATATATGGGCTTGCTCAAACAGAGGCAATTGCTTTAGATGATAATATTGCTACATACACTAGCACAAAATCATTTAAAACCGTAACTGCTGTTTCTATAAACACCGCGCCAACTAATTTTAATTTAAAGGTTGGAGTTACTTCTACACTTGATTACTTAAATAAGTCAGATCAATCTCATTTGTTTAAATTTATTTTTGATGACAATGAAGAGTACATTATATCTGTAGAGCATTTAAGGGTTAGATGCTTTCGACTTTTAACAGATGGCACAATAAGTCTTGTTTCTACAATTACACAAGACACAAGTTCTGCTGCTTTGCCTTTTGATGAAGACTATTTGCAGGAATATACTGCTGCTCAATATGGCGATGTTATGTTTATATCGCATCCTTTGTTTGCACCTAGATTGCTTACAAGAACAAGTCTTACTTCTTTTGAAATAGATACTTATTCATTTGATACACGCGCAGATAATAAGGTTACTTATCAGCCGTATTCAAAATTTCATGCTAGTGGTGTTACGTTAGATCCCTCTGCTATAAGTGGAAATGGAATTACTTTAACTACAAGTGCTAATTATTGGGTAGCAGATCATGTCGGAACAACTGTAAGATACCATGAGTCAGAAATAACTATTACTGGTTATACGTCTGCAACAGTAGTTACTGGTAATATTGTTGATACACTTTCTGCTCGTCTGTCTGTTTTAAATCCTCTTAGAACAAGAGAGGGTTCAAACGTAGTTGAGGTTACTCACATTAATCATGGCCTTAATGTAGGTGATGCAATTACAGTACAGAATGCTGCTGCAACAGGTGGGATTAATACTGGTAATTTAAATGTTACAGATCAGGTTAGAGAAATAATAGATGATAATACCTACACCTATCAGGCTGGTGGTAATGCAAGCAGCAGTGAAGATGGTGGTGGGCAAGTGTCTATATCTTGTCATGCTCCAACAACAACATGGGATGAGCAATCATTCTCTGCTGTAAGAGGATACCCTGCTGCTGTTGTATTCCATGAAAACAGATTGTGCTTTGGCGGCACGTTATCTGAACCTGATACAATATGGATGAGTAAGATTGGTAGCTTCTTTAACTTTGATGTAGGTGAGGCTGCTGACGATGATTCAATTAACTTGGTTGCTGCAACTGGTGATTCTCACGAAATAAGATACATGATTTCTAATCGTGATCTTCAAGTGTTTACTTCTACTGGCGAACTATATGTTCCTACTTACTTGAACCAAGCAATCACTCCGACTAACGCTCAGATAAGAATGCAAACACCATATGGTACAGAGTTTGTAACGCCAACATCTATAGATGGTGCAACTATATTTGTTCAAAAGAATGGTAGAATTATTAGAGAATACTTATACAGTGACTCTGAGGATGCATATACAGCATCTGCTATTTCTACTCTAGCTTCTCATTTAATTGATTCTCCAAAGTATTTATCTGTAGCTCATAGTGGATTTGAGCTTGCAGATTCATACGCTGCCTTCTCACTTACTAATGGTGACTTAATTCTGTTTACTTCTAATAGGGCTGAAAAAAGAGCGGCTTGGACTAGGGTTAGTACGTCTGGCAACTTTGGATCTGTTATAGCAATACACAGTAGATTGTTTGCAAATGTATACGATAGTAATGGTAAGCTGCATCTCTGTGAGTTTAATACAGATAGAGGCTTAGACTTATGGCAAAGTAAATCTGTTGTTACCAACAAGGTAGATGCAAGTGATGTTTATAGCAGTGGAGATCTAGTTGATGTATATGGGTATGCTTCTTCTAGTGGGTATACTTACTTAGGTGAGTTTACTGTAGATAGTAACGATGACATTGATTTGTCTTCATACGCTATTACTTCAACTATAAATTATACAGTTACTGTAGTAAATGATGGCGGTAATAAATACGCAATAGCTGGCATATCTGGCTCTGCACCTCAGCTAAGCCTTGGAAGAGGAAATACATATGTGTTTGATCTCTCCGATGCATCAAACGCTGGACATCCTTTTGCGTTTAGAACAACTGCAGATGCACCTTATACAACTGGTGTAACAACAACGGGAACTGCTGGGCAAGCTGGAGCTAAGGTTACTATAGTAGTAGCAAGTGATTCTCCAGCTGGTTTTAAGTATTATTGCACAGTTCATGGCAACTCTATGGGTAATACAATTTTTTCTACCGCAGCTATTAATACTTATAGTAGTGCTGAGTTTGGTAAGAAGTTTACTGCTAAGTTAGTAAGCAATCCAATAGATGCAAACATGGGTAATGGACCTTCGACTGGCACAACAAGGGGAATTACCAACATTGTTGTTGACGTTAAGTCAACAGAATCAATGAAGGTAAACTCAAACGATGTTATTGCTTCAAGCTTTACTGGGAAAAAAGAAATAAAGACTTTGGGGTACAATAGAAATCCACAGATAACTATTGAGCAAGACAAGCCACTAGGCTTACAGATTAATGGAATAGTAGCGGAGTTAATAGTCTAATGGCAATAGATCCACTAACAATGGCTCTTATAGGATCAACTGTTATGAGTGCATTTGGTCAAATTGCAGCTGGAAAAGCTCAACAAGAGGCGTCAAAGCTAAATGCTTTTAATGTTGAAACTGACGAAATAAGAAATAAAATTCAAACTCTTCAAAATTCCAGAAGTAGAAGGGAGCAATATATTGCCAACACTTCTACTAACAGCGCAATGTTTGCTGCTATGGGCAGAGATATTGGTTTAGATAGATCTGTTGAAGCTTTTTTTAAAAAACAAAAAGAGACGACAGGAGAAGATCTTTATAATATAGCTTATATGGGAGAAGCTAAAGGCTCAAAGCTTCAACAACAAGCAACTGCACAAAGAATAGAAGGTAGGGCTGCAATGCAATCTGCAACTATAGGCGCACTTACAACTTTAGCATCTGGCTATTATGAATATCAAACAATTAAACAAAAACCTTTAAATCCCACAGTCTAGTGAGAAAATAATGGCAGTAATTAAAGAGCAAAAACAATACTCTATTGGTCCAATAGGAGTAGCAAGAGCAAGCGAAGGCGGTAGAGTAACTGCTGAAGCAATTGCTCAATCAGCTAATTCTTTTTCTAAAATGTTTTATAACGAAGGTTTAAGACAAGCTAAAGAAAGTGGAGATGAGCTTGGTAGATCTATAGCTCTTTCAAATATTAAAGGCATTGATCCAAAAACAAAAAAACCTGTAGCTTTAAATGAAATGCAGGGCATGGGTCGAGCGCAAGCTGAAGCATTTCAGAGAGTTGTTAACGCTCGCTTTGAGCAATCAATTGAAGAAGAGATACACGCCAAAGCTTCTGTGTTAGCAGAATCCGTAGATGGAAAACCAAATTCTGTACAATTATTTTCTGACTCAATGTTTAAATACCTTGAGCAAATGTCTAGCCATGTAGATGGTCGATATGGTCAATTTATAAAAGACACTGGTGCTGTTTGGACAGTTAAATCAGCAGCAGCTTTAGAACAAGCAAACATTAGAAGACAAAGAGCGCAAGCAAAACTTGATTTAGAAAAACGCAATGCTGAGTTAAATGATTTAGCTTTTGATAATGGCCTTTCGGGAAATATTGAAGGCTTTACA